CGCCTTTACAGAATATAATTAGTTGTTCCCATGATAATAACTTTTGGGTCATAAGATTGTATTGATCTTCTAAATAATCCTTTGATAATTTTTCATGGCTGTCATCAAAGATGACATAATCTTTTTCATTCACATAAAATAAAAATGGTTTTCTTTTAGTGCAATGATAGTAAAAGGATACTTGACTTGCATGCAAAACATCTGGTTCAGTTGGTAAATTTGTAGTAGCAAGATAGTATTCATCCTTACTTTTCTTCTTTCTTAAAGTTGGTGGTTTAGTTTTAGCTTCACCGATTGCATTGTTACTTTCATAATCTATACGACCTATGATATCGTGTATCATATCTTTTAGTTTTGATGCTACATATCTTTCAGCTACTAACTTTTCGTTACCAAATATTTCTTTCAACACTTTAAATATATTCTGTATAGTTTGATGTGCAGATTCAATCATAGCTTCTCTTGCTATCTTATCTTTCTCATCAACTGGTTCACTATTTTTATTTATGCTTTCAAGTTCTTGATTGAACACATCATCATAATCTTTGTTTGCTAATTGTATTTTTTTATCACCATCATAAAGTATCTCACATTTTAATCTTTGAGCTGTGTTGTTTGTTAGATTACCAAAGGGTGCTTTGTATCTTATCTTAAATGATCTTCTAACTTCTTGCGGTAAAGAATAGTTAATTAAGAACCTTGTAAAGTTTTGAGAAGAGGTTGGCGACCAATGGTCTAATCCTTTACCGCCATTAAAAGTTTCAAAATATTCTTTCATAGTTGTTTCAAATCAATATAGTCATTTATACCAGATTGTCTACTAAATATTTTACTTGCAATATATAACCTTTATGGTATCAGCAGATTTCACGAAAGGAGTTTATGAAATTATCAGATTGGATAAAAGAGAATAAATTAAGTTATTCTCAAGCAGCTAATAAGTTTGGCATCATTAATATAAATCCCGCCACTAATGTTCAACGCTATGCAAAAGGTGAAAGGATACCTCACCCAAAGGTAATGTTTAAAATATTCAAGGCAACAAATAAACAAGTACAACCTAATGATTTCTATGAAGAATACTGGCAAAGAGAAGAAGTTTAAATATAAACGAGTAAAAATATATTGGCAAGATATTGTCAGCAATTCAGAGTGGATGACGCTTGAGAAAGCAAAAGATCAAACATACAGTTGGTGTGAGGATACAGGTTATTTATTATATAAGGACCAGAAGAAACTTATTATATTTGCTTCACATAGCTTTGATGATGATGGAACATTAACAGTTGGCAACACCACAGTTTATCCAAGATCTGTTGTCAAAAAAATAGAGGTATTAAAATGATTGATAAAGATAGAAAAAAAACATTAACATTAATTAGTCTAGGTGCAGGAGTTCAAAGTTCAGCAATGGCAATCATGTCAGCTAAAGGAGATTTTCCAAAAGTTGATTGTGCCATCTTTGCCGACACAGGTTATGAACCTAAAGCAGTTTATAAATATTTAGAATTTTTAAAAAAGATTTTACCTTACCCAATACATTTTGTTGCAAAAGGTAATATTAAAGATGACATGATAAATTCTATTGATAATGGCACACGTTTTCCAACAGCTCCATTCTTTACAAAAAATGCTGAGACAAATAAAAAAGGTATGCTTCGTAGACAATGTACAAATGATTATAAGATACAACCTATTAGACAAAAGATAAGACAACTATCTAATGTTGCTAAAGGTAAACACTTTCCTAAAGACAAGTATGTAGAACAATGGATCGGAATTTCAACAGATGAAGCACAAAGAATGAAACCTGCTAGAGATAAGTATATCTTAAACAGACATCCATTGATTGAAGCTAATATGTCAAGACAAGATTGCATTAATTATCTTAAAAAACATGACATACCACTTCCAGAAAAGTCAGCTTGTATTGTGTGTCCATATCACAATGATGCTTATTGGCACTTTATGAAAACTGAAAGACCAAGTGAATTTGCGGATGCTGTTGAGTTTGATAAAAAAATTAGAACAGGTAGTAGAAAAATAAACGACCATCTTTTTTTACATAGAAAATGTATTCCTTTAGATGAGGTAGAGTTTAATAAAAAAGAAACAGATAAGCAGCTTGATATGTTTAACAATGAGTGTGAGGGGATGTGTGGAGTATGACCTATGATGGAATGATCGAAGAGATAGAAGCTGCTGATAAGGTTAAGGAGTTACAAAAAGAATTGAAAAAATTAAAAGCTGATAAGAGAAGAGGTGATGCTGATTTAGAAAAAACTATTGATGTACTTACAACTGACAACAGTATAAAAGATTATGAAATAACACAACTAAAGGAGAAGATTGATATGCTAAAAAAACAAAAGAAAATACTTCAGGATGCGATAAGGAAAAATGGCTAGATGGACCTATGCTTTCAGCAATGGCAGTTATAACGATTGGCACAGGGATTTTCCGGGATTAGGTGGAATCGATGTAGATTTTATTGAGGTTTGTCCTCATTGTTACGAGCCTTTAGCTGTAAAAGAGACTTGCTATGACAAGGGACAGAAATACAAGGCTACAACGCTTACAAAGAGGGTCGCAGAGGCTCTTAGAGTACCCGGATTTTTAGTTTTTTACACTCCTATGGGGGTTGATATGAAATTTAGGATAAAGCGCATTACAGAGCCTGTGAGTGAGATATACGAGATGACATCAGACCAATGGTTAGCTTATTTATATGAGTTGCATAAAGAACACAGGAGGTGTTGCAAATATGCAACAGAAGTATGAGCCTCACATAAGGGTTAAGTTCTCGCTATTTGATAGTCCACAGTTTAGAATGATTCCAAACAAGCACCGAGCTTACTGCTATTTGGTGTTCATTTGTTTACTAAAGTTCGCTAATTCAAAGACGTTGACTTGTTATCCACGCCAAGCCACCCTTTCTAATATGACAGGTCTTAGTCGAAGCACAATATTTAGAACCACTGAATTGTTAGAGAAATCACAAATTATTACAAAAAAACGCCAGAAGTCTACAACATTATATATCATTAATAAAGATTTAGTTGTGTCTACAAGAAACTATGATGTGTCTACAGGACACATGGGTAGTGTCTACAGGACTAATATTAATAGAACTATCATTAAAGAAACTAACATTAATAACTATATAAAAGGTTTGGCAGAGAGTGGTAGCGATAAAGAAACAATCTTAAAAAAGATAGCGTCTAAGTTTACTGTTCAAGAACTCAATGCTGCTATCAAGGATAATGATAACCCTTATTTGTGTAAACAAGCACTTGAGATAAAGGACCAAGAACAAGTGAATTATGTGCCAAAAGATGTTATAAAAAAGGCAATAGATAATGTGCGAAAAAAGACAAATTATTTTTACAAGAATAAGGTAGCAAAGAACAAAGATAAATATGGCAGGATTTCAGCAACGAAAAGTTTTTTGTCAAAGTCTGACAAGAAGAAGTAAACGACCATGCCGAGCTAAAGGATACCCAACTGCCAATGGTAAATATTTATGTATGTTTCATGGTGGTAATAATATAAAAGGATTTAACCAAAAGAACTATACTGATGACACAAGAATCAACCAACTCCAAGCACTCTATCAATTCAGAAACAAGTCAAGAGAAGAAGTCGAAGAATACTATTACAAAGAAGTTAAACCTAGAATTGGAACTAATGAAAGAAGTAGATACTATCGAAAATATGCTCATGCGAGGCGTAACTCTTTCAGAAATTTTAGAGGACAAGAAACTCTCTGTCTCACAGATGAGCTTACAAAAGTTTTATGCAATCTTAAAGAAAGACAAAGAACTCAATCACAAAATAACTGAGGCTAGAAAAATTGGTATCCAAACTTTAATTGAT